ACGGATGAAGCTGAAGTCACCAGCCACCCGGTTGAAGATGGCACTTACATGCGTGACCACGTCCAGCTGAAGCCAAGACAGCTTAGCCTGACGCAGCTGGCTACCAACGCTCCACTGTTTGCCACACCTGAACCCGATCGTGACATCCTGCTGCACCAGCAGCTCAGGGACATGCAGAAGCGCAAAGAGCCAGTCACTGTCGTCACGGGTCTGGACGTCTATGACAACATGGTCATCAAGACCATCAGCACTGGCAGGGACAGGAGCACGGGTCAGGCGCTGCCAATTGCCATCAACCTGACTGAAGTCATCATTGCCAACCAGGAAGTTGTGACGGTGCCAGCGTCAGTGCTTGCTGCCCGTGCCAAGCGGAGTGGCAAGAGCAAGAAGGACGGTGGCAAGCAGAGCACTGAAGAGCTTGGCCTGGTGACAGCACAGGAAGGCTCCGCTGCTGGTGCTGGAGCTGTGGGCATTGGTGTTGGTGGCGTTGGAGACCAGGGCACTGGTGTTGGTGTCGGTGGTACACAGGGCGCTGGTGTCGGTGTTGGTGCCGTGCCTCCAACAACTGGTGGCGAAGAGCCTGCACCAGAGAAGACCAAGGCTGATGCGCAGGATGAAGATACGAGCAACAACGGTGGCAAGACCACGCTGAAGAAGATGGCTGACAGCTTCAGCTGATTGGTCACAGGAGCGCTCAGGATGCAACGTCTGCCCATGTTTCTGGATGACCCTGCATACACGTATGTCTGCGCTATCGATGGTTCCAGCTACCGTCTGAGCTTCACATGGAACGAAAGGACCAAGGGCTGGTCTCTGGATATCGCTGAAGAGAACGGGCTGCCAATCATCAGTGGCATCAGGCTGGTCTGCAACTGGCACCTTCTTGGCAGGTCTCAAGACACCCGTCTGCCACCTGGTATGCTGAGCTGCATGAGCCTGGATCCTGACGATGACTCAGACCCACAGCTTGAAGACCTTGGCAGGCGTGTCAGGCTGGTCTATTTCGACGCAAACGATCTCACCAACATAGACACCGTGGAGCTGCCAACGGTGCCAGGCAGCTGGCAGGATGTCTTTGGTGCTGATGGTCCAGTGGTGACATGAGCAACGCGAGTCTGAGACAGTGGGGCAGGACGGTCAGGCTGGTATGTGGTCAGCCTGGTGAGGTAGGGCGTGGCTGGTCAGACCTGCGCATCAATGCCAGCATCAAGAAGACTGACAGCAAGAAGCCAGACAAGGGAACCATCCAGCTTTACAACCTCAATGAAGACAGCCGTGGCTTCATGCAGAACGATGGCAACGTTGTGATCCTGTCGGCTGGCTACGGCGAGGCAGAAGTCATCTTCACTGGTGACGTCGACGAGGTTACCAACATCAAGGATGGCAGGGACTGGATCACTGAGATTGAAGCAGCTGATGGCAGGCGCAGCTACCAGGGTGGCTCACTGTTCCAGACGTTTGACCCACCGCTGACCAGCCAGACACTTATCACCCGAATAGCCACAGCCATGGGTCTGGGCATTGCCAACATCCCTGCCAGCATGCCCGTCATTGACTACCTGCAAGGATACACAATCGCTGGTCCGGCACGTGATGCGCTTGACGAGATTGCAGAGAGCACTGGAACCAAGTGGAGCATCCAAGATGGTGAGCTGATCTTCACCCTTGAAGGGGAAGGGCTGGACCAGCAGGCTTTCCTGGTCACGCCTGAGTCTGGACTAGTCGGCACACCAGAGAAGACAAAGAAGGGGCTGAAGATCTCCATGCTGCTCAATGGCAAGGTGAAGCCACGCAGACCCGTTGCTGTGAAGTCGCGTGACTTCGATGGCTTTGTCATACCAAAGACTGTTGAGCACCAGCTTGACACAGGGTTTGAGACGGACTTCTACACCAATGTGGAAGCGATTGAGACGGGCATCACAGCAAGCAGCGTGACTGAAGATGGCTGATGCAGACGATCTGACACCGGGACTGGAAGAGGCTATTGGCCTGATGGCAAAGACAGCCACGGGCAAGATGTGCACGGGCACCTTTGGCTCTGTGGTGAGCTATGACCACACCACGCAGAAGGTCAGTGTGCAGCCTGTCATCAGGGGCAGCAGAGACCAGGCTGAAGGGTTCAGGTATCCAGCCATCAGCAATGTGCCTGTCACCTTCCCTGCCTGTGGAGCGTTCAGCATCACATGGCCCATCAAGGCAGGTGACTTTGTCTGGCTCAACTTTGCGGACCGTTCGATTGATGAATGGCTGGAGCTTGGTGGCACCGATGTGGAGCCAAGGTCTAAACGTCGTTTCAACGTGACTGACGCTGTGGCCCTGCCAGGTGGCAGACCGTTCAGCAAGCCACTGGTCCTGGCATCTGGCACAGACCTGGTCATTGGTCAGGATGGCTATGACGGCACCATAAGCAACCCTGGCAGCATCACTGAGCCACTTCAGTTGCGCATTGGTCCAGCTGGCATTCGTCTTGGTGACGGTGGCAGCACTAATGATCTGCTGAATATCCTGGACACGCTAATCAGCCAGCTGCTGACAGCAACGGCTGGTGGCAGTCCGTTGGTTTTCACAGATACTGGTCTGACAAGTTTGAAGGGCAGGCTGGACACAATCTTATGGCCATGACATAACAACCCGCCTCCACAGAACACAGCCAAGGATGGCAGTGAGCCAAGGACGGCTAGAGCACAGCGGTGCCTTTTCAACACAATGGCTGTGCTGCCAGACAAGGAACAGGCCAGGGTGCAACTTGCGCTCTGGCCTTTTGTCTGTGTACCCTGTGAGCCATGGATCTGCTTCTCACATCCACAGGTGACATAGACTTCAGTAAGGGTGACTTTCACACTGTCACTGGTCCAGATGAAGTGGTGCAACGGCTGCGCCTGCAGCTTGGTGTCAGGCAGGGTGAGTGGGCTCTTGACCTGCTCTTTGGTGTCGACTGGCTTGGCCTGGTCTTCATCAAGAACCCGTCACTCAGCATCATCAACGCACATCTCAAGAGCATCATCGTTGGCACTGAAGGCGTGACACGTCTGCTCAGCTACACCGCTGAAGTCACAGGCAGAACGCTTGATGTTGAGTTTGAAGTGCTGACTGACACGGGTGACGTTGTGGAAGGCAGCCTGACGGCTGACCCTGATGGCTCAGCTGCAGCCATCCAGATCGCTGGCATTGCAAGCATTGGCTTTGGTATCTGCACCATGCCCAGAAGGAAGGTGGACTGATGGCCGGTCTTGACGCCACTGGTCTGACAATCAAGCGCCTTGAAGACATCAGGGCTGACATGGGCAGCAGGCTGAAGGTTGAGCTTGGCGGTGAAGCCAGGACAGAGCCTGATGCTGTGCTTGGTCACCTGATTGGTGTGGTGGCAATCAGCCTGTCTGAAGTCTGGCAGCTGTGTCAGTACCTGTATGAAGCCTTTGACCCAGACGCTGCCAATGGTGAAGCTCTCGACAACGTTGTGGGCATCATCGGTGTCACGCGTGACCCTGCCACAAAGGCAAGCGGTACCGTCACGCTGTACGGTGTTGACGGCACGATTGTGCCAGCCAGCTCACTGGTAGGCAGCACGCTGAACGATGATGTCTCACTGGAGACACAGACCACGGTCACGATAGGTGCCAGCGTCAGTGGTGAAGTCGACGTTGAAGTCGTGGCAGAAGTGGCAGGCGCCCTCACGGTGCTGGCCACAGAGGCTGACAAGATACTGACACCAGTGACTGGCTGGTCCAGTGTCAGCAACGCTGCAGACCTGAACCCTGGCTATGATGTGGAGTCAGATGCAGCGCTCAGGCTGAGAGCAAGGGAGAGCCTGCAGATCATTGGCGCTGGCACGGACAATGCTATCAGGTCACGGGTGGAAGATCTGGATGACGTCACTGACTGTCTGGTTGTCAGCAACAGAACGATGGCAACAGTCAACGGTGTGCCACCCAAAGCCTTCCACACCATCATCTGGCCAAACAGCGGAGTAGATGAAGACCAGGTGGCAGCCACCATCTTCATCACCATGCCAGCTGGCATTGAGCCACACGGGTCAGTAAGCAAGACAGTCACGGATGCACAGGACCAGAGCCAGGTGGTCAAGTTCAGCTATGCCACGGCCGTGCAGATAGGCGTTGAAATAGATCTGACGGTCAATAGTCTTTTCCCTGCTGATGGTGTCAGCCAGGTTGAAGCAGCCGTCCTGGCAATGGCAGCAGATGACTTCACCATTGGTGCTGACGTCAGGACCATGGCGATAGTGTGTGCCACCAACAGCGTCGACGGTATCGTCAGCATGGTGCTCAGGCTGGACAAGAAGAGCGTAGCTGACCCACCAGTTGGAAGCGTCAACATCGTCATTGATGATGACGAGATAGCAGAGCTTGACTCATCTGACCTGACAGTGACCGTGGTGTGAGCATGCCAGAAGTGCCACCCTACATCTTTGACCATGTTGAGAAGGCGCTGGCTGAGATTGTCACGCTGCTTGATCAGCCCAACTTCAGGGCTTTCATCAAGACCGCTGCCACTGAAGTGCAGGAGCTGGAGACCGTCATCCATGACTGCATAGTGGAGCGCATGCTTGACCATGCTGTTGGCGCTCAGCTGGACCAGTACGGTGAAGTGGTTGGCGAACCACGCAACGGGTTGCTCGATGGTGAGTACAGATCGTTTATCCAGGCACGTATCTGGACCAACCTGAGCCACGGCACACCTGACGAGATGACAGCCATCCTGGCTGTGATTGGCAGGGCTGTCAGCGCTGTGACCTATCACCCGCTGTACCCCGCTGCTTGTGCGTTCGACTATGCCACGCAGGTTGCCAACAGCGATGATGCCCGTGACAGGATAGTGGTGCAGATGACAGAGGCTGCACCAGCAGGCGTGCTCGTCGACTACATCGTTGAAGCTCAGGCTGACTACTTTGGCTTTGCTGACGATCCTGAAGCACTGCCATTCACAGAAGGCTGGTTTTCAGAGGTTATCTGATGGCAAGACCAACACAGCTGCCTGAGTGGGCCACAGGTGGAAGCGCTGCAGTTATTGAGCCCAGTGCAGCAAAGAAGCTGCTTGGCTGGGTTGTAGAGAAGCCAGCACACCAGTTCTTCAACTGGTGGCAGGAGCTTGTTCACGACTGGATCAAGTATATGGCTGAAGAAGGTGGCAGCATCCCACAGTTCAGCTCCATCTTTGATCTGGTTGACACGCTGCAGGAAGGTGACACCGGTCTGCTCAGGCCAGCTGGTGTGGCACCTTTTGTTGAGCTGTGGAGCAAGAGCAGGGCGCAGCTTGGCGGCGGCACAGAGCAGGTCAGGCGCATTTGTTCTGATGCGTATCGTGTCTTTGTGGCAACTGACAGGTACCTGTATTGCTTCAGTGTGTCAGGTTCACAGCAGTGGGTTTATGACGCTGGCGGTTCGGTCACTTCACACGGTCTTGTGTGTGACGGTGCCTATGTGTGCTGGGCTCACACCAGCGGTGTCTATGTGTTTGACGCTGTCACTGGCACACTGAACCTGAACACTGTTCCAGAGCCAGGATTGTCACAGATTGCGACTGACGGTCGACGTCTGTTCACAGCAGCCACAACGGGCGGCAACACCATCATCAAGGCTTGGCAGAACTACCAGACAGGCACACCATCAACGGACTGGATCAACGGCACGGCCATACCTGGTGCAGATGCAGTCACAGACCTGAGCGCCAATGGTGACAGGGTGGTTGCCACTCACACCAACAGCACCACTCAGAGCGTTGTTGTGCTTGACCACACTGGCGGTCTTGGCACCCTGCTGCAGGGCTATGAGTTTGACCCAACAACCCCACCGATCGGTGGTATAGATGCACTTGCTGTCAGATACGGGTCTGACTACTACTTTGCCAAGACAGGGTCATACCTGTGGAGTGACGGATCTGCCAATCAGCCTCACCCTGGCCTGAGCTGGATTCCACAAGATGGTCAAATGTTCGACATAGCACCACTAAGTGGTGCCGCTATCCAGACCTTCAGTGCCAGCGCTGTCAGTGGTGACACCATGACCCTGACAGAAGAATACCTTGGCCTGTGCACGGAAGGGTTCTATCGTGGCTTTGTGTTTCGCAACCCAAAGGGTGGTCAGAGCATTGCTCCAGTGTACACCTTTGACCATGGTGCAGCTGCCACGCTCCATGCCATGTTCATCGATCCTAACTTCCTTTTCTATGGTGGTGATGAGATTGGTGGCAAGGCGCTTGTCTGCAGAGCGTTGCCACCAAAGCCACGGCTGCTGACCAAGACAGGCACAGGGTCACTGGCTCAATCATTCAGAGCACCGTTTTACGGTGTCATCAGGCAGGAGTGTTTCTGATGGCCAATCCAGTCTCAGACGAAGTGGGCTACCAGCTGATCCAAGAGCTTTCAATTCTGTCACAGGGCAGGTCACCCATCCTGCAGCCACAGGCATGGGTCCACAACCTGGACAGGACCAGCAGGAGTATCATCCCGCTCAGCACT